AGTGTCTGGTTTAGACGTTGGAAATCTGAACGCAGATATGTTTTTATACTGATTTGCTATGTGGTTTTTAATCTCTGGATCGCTTTTGGGCCATGCAGACAAACCTTGTTTAAGCGAATCATTGCATACAAAAAACGTCCAATAAAAATCAGGAGTTCCATAAAGCCTTTGTGATAACACATCAGGCCTTTCGGCATGACCAATCTGGACTTTTTTATACGCGTATAAGTTATTTGCTAATTTTTCAATAATATCGACATAACGAAAATAGTCAGTGATATCTGTAAGTATAGCATTGTTTTCAATACTATATTGAATTTTTGGAAATTGATTAAAAAACATTGTTTATTAGTCTGGATTATTTAAATCTTTTAGAGCTTTCCCGCCGTCATTTACTGCTTGAGTGGCCTGAGACTGGATCACTTTTTGTAAATCTTTAATCGGCTCAGCTAACACAGAAGCTGCCTCCTCGGCCGCACTTTCTCTATCGCCTTTATCCTCCAAAGCTTCTATTTCATCGCGTGTAAGAACTTTTGTTTCTTGGAATTGCAAAGACACATCAACTTCGTACGGTGAATAATCTTTTCTATATGTGTTAGACGTACTGTTTACAACTGTTGCTGCTGATATTAAATAACACGAATAAATTTTAGGAACATACTCTAATTCTTTTGAACCAGACGGCTCCATAAAGAGTATTTCCCATTGGTTTGGATATTTTAACATGAGACCTCCGCCGCCTAACCTTTTGGCGTATACCTGATTTCGGAACGCGTTTTGGATTTGATCAATCGTTGCAACCTCACTTTTAGTTCTTCCAATCATTTTAAAATCAAATTGGAAAGATCTTATAGTGTTTCCGCTAAATGCGGTATTAGTTTTTGGATTTTGCACAACCTTTCCTCTAAGTTCTAAAGAGGCTGCCACCTTGTCTGCTCCTAATTTTCTAGCTGCTAATATACTAGCACCTAGTGTTCCAACAGCTTTAAATTCACCAACTACTCTCTCTTTAGCAACTTTAGCAGCATCCAACGCAGCTTCTAAATTTCCTTTACTAGAGCTATTTTTAAATGCACTAACTGTAGCAGCTGCAGCCTCGGCTACGGTATCAATTAATCCCATGTCGATCGTACTGTACGAGGCACCGTCACTAAAAGATATCCCTGAGGGGCAAGGCAAATGAATATTTACAGGACCTTCTCCGGGTCGTGTTTTACACCTAAACCGAATATAAGGCCTGCCAAAATCTTGAAGATTTTGTGGAAACGTTAGCATTTGTGGCGCGGTCTCTACGACAGTCGCCTTAGGGATTTTATCAGACATCTTTCCTGCTAATTTTTCCACCCCGGCCTGAGCCGCTGATACGATTTTTTCTTTAGTATGTTCTGCCATATAAATAATCCTTTGATATTATTTATAATAAAAACATGGCTTATTCGGGACGTTATAAGGTAAAGAACCCTAAAAAATACGAAGGTGACTTTAAAAAGGTCAAATATCGTTCGCTTTGGGAAAGGCAGGCTTTTAAGTGGTTAGACAATAATCCAGATATTGTCGGATGGAATTCAGAAGAAGTCATAATTCCATATCGTTGCAAAACTGACAATAAAATCCATCGTTATTTTGTAGATTTGTTTGTGCGTACAAAGGATAATAAGTTGTACATTATCGAAATAAAGCCAAAAAAACAGACACAGCCACCTAAAAAACCTTCTAGGAAAACAAAAAGGTATTTGACTGAGGTGATGACTTATATTAAAAATGAGTCTAAATGGGAAGCTGCTACAGCATTTGCTAACAAACACGATATGGTATTTCAAATTTGGACTGAGGACACTTTACGTTCATTTGGTATAAAAATCCTATAAATAGAGATAGATGGCAACGTTTATTAACAGACTCGAAGATAGGGCAACACTTTCTGGTATAGAAAGAAATACAAAGGAGTCTCTTAATTGGTTTAAAAAGGAATTAGCTTCCCTTAAAACTATACCAACCAGGCCTAAACTTTTGTCAGATGAAAACTTTGTTAACAGAACCCGACCTTTACCCGGCAGAATGTTCATGTACAAATACATTCCAAAGCATAAAGACACATTGCCTTATTACGACATGTTTCCTCTAATTTTTTTAGTTGAAAAAGCAAAAGGTGGGTTTTATGGTTTAAATCTACACTATCTATCACCAAAATATAGAGCAATTTTCTTTGATAACCTAACAGATTTTGCAAATAACGAAAAATATAATCAATCAACTAGACTGAGATTGACATATGATTTTTTATCTTCTAGTTCTAAATTACGTTATTTTGCTCCTTGTTTTAAGCACTATTTAACTGATCATGTAAAATCGAGAATTGTGGAAGTTCCTGCGAACCATTGGGAGACTGTTTTATTTTTACCGACAGAACAATTTAAGAAAAACAAAGCCAACTCAGTTTGGACAAAATCAAGAAAACAGTTTACCTAATTATGTCATTAAAAAACGATATCAATAACGCACTAAACCCTTCTACAATTGATGATTTCAAATCAACAATTGGAAAAAGAGGCGGCCTCGCCGCATCAAATAGATTTTCTGTTACTATAGTTCCTCCAACCGCCACACTATTAAATCTAGGTGGTCTGTTCGGAGAAGGCCCTGTTGTCAATGATCCGCGGGATATAAGCATTCTTTGTGATTCGTGCTCTATTCCAGGAAGAGCAATTCAAACAGGTGATTATGATGCTTTCGGAGCAACACCAAGGAAGTACCCTACAAATATTATGGAAGAAGATGTAGCGTTTACGTTTACACTAACTAATGATGTTTATATTAAAAAACTTTTTGACAATTGGCTTGAAAGTATCATTGACCCTGTTTCAAATTTAGTTTCTTACGACACCGAATACAAAGTCGATACTCACATTCAAATGTTAGATAAAAATAATGCTACTATCTACGGAGTTCGATTAATTGATTCGTACCCAACTTCTGTAAATAGTATTGATCTTTCGAACGAAAATGCTGACAATAAAACACAAGTCTCAGTTAATATGACTTATCGTAGATTCGTACACGAAACACGACTTAGATCGATCATAAATAGTACTGACGACAAGCTTAACATGTTTAGGCAACTCATTTAAATTATAAACAAAAAACATTATGCCATTACCAACAATTGAAACACCAAAATACTTTTTAACTGTACCTTCTAGCGAAGAATCAATTGAATTTAGACCATTCCTTGTAAAAGAAGAAAAAGTATTAATGATTGCACAAGAAGCCGGCTCTGACGCTAGTATGATTGCTGCAATGAAAGACATTATTAAAGCGTGCACTTTTAACAAATTGGATTTGTATTCACTTACAATGAGCGATTTAGAATATATTTTATTACAGATTAGATCTAAAAGTGTAGGCGAAACAACTGAAATACGTGTAAAATGCGATGAAAGTGGAGAATTCGTAAACGTAACATTAGATTTATCAGAAATCACTGTTAAAAAAGAAAAAAAGGTTGATAACAATATTCAACTTACTGATGACGTTGGAATTACTCTTAAATCACCAGGCCTTAAAGATGCTGAACGAGCTGCTAAAGGAAGAAAAGACACTAATCCACTTATTCAAGCTTTAATAAGCGTTATTGAAAGTGTCTATGATAATAACGAAGTTTATCCATTCGGTGATGCCTCACCAAAGGAAATAGAAAACTTTGTTGATTCGTTGAGCTCAGAACAAGTACAAAAAATAAAAAATTGGCTTGATTGCACACCTTCATTGAGTCACGAAATTGAATTTGTAGGACCAACTGGTCATAAAAACACAAAAATACTAAGTGGACTTAATGATTTTTTCATATAACCCTTTCTCATAACTCACTTGAAAATTATTATCACGTTCAGTTTTCACTACTACAGCACCATAAATATAGCTTATCGGAATTGGACAGCATGATACCGTGGGAAAGGGAGATTTACATAACACTTTTAAAAGATCACATTGAAGAAGAAGAATTAAAACAAAAACAAAACAATGGCTAACGAACCATACATCACTAGAAAGGATTTAGAAACTGTTACGCAAAAAGTAACAATTGACAATGCTAAAAAAATTGCTCAACCTCTTATAGATCAACAGAAAAAGAATGATCTTAAGGATTTAGAGCAAAATATTGAACAAAAAGTTCTTTTTCAAGATATTGCAGACGGCGTTAAAGGCCTTGGCGATTCTCTTATTTCAGGACTTAAGTCTTTAATTCCTAAAACTGATGGTGGTTTAAGTAAATTGTTGGGCTTAGGTCTTGGTTTGTTGTTAGCACCATTTGTAGGATTTATTAGCTTTCTTGGCCAATTAGGCAGAGAATTAAATTTCTTTACTAAAGGAAGAGCCGGAGAATTTTTAAAGAAATTGAAGGTTAGTTTTAAAGGTTTATTTAGTGGTATATTTGACAAACTTAAAAATAGTAAGCTAGGAAAATGGATCGGTGGAATTATTGATAGACTTAAAAATAGCAAATTATTTAAATCAATCAGCGGATTATTTCAAAAAGTGTTCGGTGCCGGAAAGGGTGGATTCTTTAGTAGACTAGCTAGTATTTTTAAAGGAATTGTAAAGTTTGCAACCGGCGGGCCTTTTAGAGCAATTATAGGTTTTGCTGGTAAAATAGGAAGAATACTAGGAAAAGTATTTTTACCAATTACCATTATTATGGGAATCTTTGATTTTGTCACAGGTTTCATGAAAGGTTACAAAGAAGATGGTATTGTAGGTGGCATAAAGGAAGGTTTTAACAGTTTATTTGAAGGATTAATAGGTGGCCTTCTGCGTATTCTAATGTGGATACCAACTAAAATAGCTGAATGGCTTGGTTTTGACAACTTAGCGGAAGAAATTGGTCGTTATACTGAAACGATTATTCAAAGCGTTAAAGATGTATTCGGAGGACTTATTGATGTAATCGTAGGAATATTTACTTGGGACGGTGATAAAGTATTTGGAGGTTTATCAAAAATATGGGATGGAATTACAAGTGCTCTTATGGCTCCGTTTAATATAATCGGATCTGTCATAAAAGATATTTTTGGAGGTAGCGCGATTAAAAGAGGAATATTGACTTTAAAACAAATTGGCTTACAAATTCAGAGTTTCTTTTTATACCTAGCGGAATCAATTAATGGCCTTCTTCAAAAAGTCCCGGATTGGCTTTTACCCGAGTCTGCAGAGAATTTTATTGATGAGATGGATGCTGCTACAAAGGCAACAAAAAGAAGGGTGGACAATGATATTGAAAGTATTAAAAGTTTAAAAGCTGAATTGAAGAAAAAAGACGAGCTTGAAGAAAAACTAAAAGCTGAAGATAAGGAATCTTCGGCCGGCTCAGGCGGTGGAGGTGTTAATATGCAAGATGGAGGTACTGCTGTAAATACAACTAACAACGTGACTTACGTCATTCAAAATGGCAGCAACGTTGCTACTGACGCTCTTCAAGCCGCGGCCGGATAGAAATAAAAGGAGGGTGACCTTTCGACCACCCTCCTTCGTTTATTTACTAGTATTATGTTGTATATGTATTAGCCTTTTTTAGGAGTAGGTTTAACTTTACCCTTTGCACCTTTAGGAAGCTTGCCTTTACCTTTACGCTTTTTCATAGCTTCAGTAGCTGCAATCGCTGCTTTTCGTTCTTCAGAGTTTAATTTACCATCTCCATCTTTATCAAATTTCTTGATAAGCATTTTCTGTCTAGCGGCTGCAGCAACCTTACGTTCGGCTTCGCAAAGTTTTCCATCTTTGTTCTTATCGAACTTAGCCATATGTGGAGGTAGCTTACGCTTCCCATCAACTTTTGCAGGTTTAACCTTGTGTTTTCCATCTTTGCTGTGATGGTCAGCTGCGCAAACTCCCATTGTGAGAGATACAACAATTAGTGTTATTAGTTTATTTTTCATTACTTTATATGTATTAACTAGATGCTAGTTTTGCAAAATAACTAAGGGTGTCTTCATCAGACTCAGAGTTACTTTCAGTCGCAACAGTGTCGTCGTTATTTGCTTCTGCCGTTTTAAAAGGTGCAGCTTCCTTTGTAGTATTCATTTCTACTTGCTGTTCAGTAGTCATGGTTGATGCTACTTCAGCTTCCCCAAGAACTTCAAACATTTTACGTTTAAGATCAGCGTATGACTTGTAGTTTTCAGGGTCAGTAAATTCGCTAAGTTTATATAGTTTATTATAAGTTTCTTCTAAGCGAGTTTCATCACCATCGTACAATTCACTCGATGAATCGAATTCAGATTTATCATAATTACGATAACCTTCTACTTGACGGATTTTCAACTTAAAGTTAGCACCTGCCCAAAAATCAAATGGGTTGACTGGTTTTTCATCTTCAAATTGTGGTTGCATAACATCCATAATTTTATCCATGATTTTTTTACCATACTCATAAAGAAAAACCTTTCCTTCATTTTGTGGATTTGCAGAATCTGATACAACAAGAATATTTGAAACGTGATGTAGACGGCGCTTACGCTGTCGCGCAAGTTCTTTGTCTTCATCGCGACCAGTATTCCAAAGTTGCGAATTAAGTTCTGAAACTGGATCTTGCTGACCAATAGAAGTCAAAGACCGCTCAATGTACCAGCGTCCAGTAGGACCTTTAAATCCGTGATCCCAATATCGAACCCACGGAAGATCTTCACCAGCACCAGCTGGCAAAAAACGAATAACGGCGTAACCATTACCTGCTTTATCGACAGTTGGCTTCCACAGACGATCATCGCCATAATTCTTTTTTTCTGTATTTGTGTCAGCAGCAGAGACAAGTTTTGAAATTGCGCTTTCACGATTTTGTTTTAGTTTTTCGAATGACATAGTATTTTTTGTATTTGCAGTGTATTATTTGTTTTTCCTGACAAGAGCTATATTACCATAAAATGATTAGTTTGTAAATACTAAAAGTGCTTTATCCCTAATTTTATTTTTTGGTAATGGCTTTTGCAGCATGATTGATTTATAGCTAATAAGCATATCAATCATGTCTTTATTTATACCCATAGGATCACTTAGAATGCTCCTCAGGCTCTTTAAAAAATTAACCAATATATCCAATAGGATAACGCTTTCAGAGTTAATCTGGCCGCTTCTGAGAGCCTCTAATACAGGACTCTGAGAAAAGTCAGATGTTACCGAACAAATTTCATTAAAGGTATACCCTTTATTAGAAAGTGTTTTCATATCTTGTTCGAACATATACGTCAATTTATCGTATCGCGCCGTATAATCACTATACACATCATCAGACATATCACCAATCCAAACATTATTTTTTTCAATTATGTTAGCAGTAAAGTAGTCAATGAGTTGTTCTCTGTTAAATCGACGAGATAACTTTTCAAAAAAGTAGCGATCTCTACGTTTTTCAAAGGTGCTTTGTTTTACAGCAGTCTTATAGTTATATTTTACAGCATTGTAATCAGTAGTGAAATGCAGCTTTAACGATTGGTAAATTTGATACGCTATATATCCGCTCATTATTCAGTTTTTTTGGAAAAATCTGGAATATAGAGTGGAGGTGTTGATTCAGTATCCGGATCTCCACCAAAACAAACTCCTTTACAAAATTCACCTTGACTTAATCCGACCTCAGTTTCAATTGTCTCAATTATATCCGCATAAATTTCATCACTTTCAACCTCATCTCCAATATCATATCTTCGACAAGTGTCATAGTGATGTAAAGATCGATTACCCCATTTAGGTGTTTCCTCTACGCAGATGACATATTTCTCACCTTTGTATTCAACAACACTATTCCACCGTATTTCGTACCAGTGCTCATCTGCACTTCTAATTACTTCAATTTCGTTCATCGTCCTTGTCCTTTATAAGGTTTTTTATAATTTGTCGATCCTTTATTTCTCGATGTTTTTGATTTAGCATGCACGCCTTTTCGACGAATTTTCTTTTTAGTTTCGTAATGTCCTAATTTTTTCATAATTTAAAATAATGTTGATGTTGTTCTTTTAATAATATTTCGATCCATAGCTTCAACTTGCAATTTACTCTTTAAAGGACCTTTAACAATTTTAGCCATGTCCTCAGGGTCAATTTCCATTTGTTCGCAAATTTCAATAATTGATTCTGTATATGTCATCCCATCACCATGAACAAGTTTTTCTACAGCAAGTCTTAATTGCTCTTTTGTAATTGCTGGTTTAAATATGATTTTTGGTTTTTTGGTTTTTTCTTTTTCTGTGCTCATAGCGATTTAATTAAAATAGTGTCTTTATTGATTCTTCCATTAGCTGAATTTCTTTTTGTTTTAATTTTTGAAAGCTCTTTATCAATTTGCTTTTCTGTTTTAGATGCCAGGATTGGCAAAATATCTTTAGGTTTTCTAAGTGTAAGTGAAAACGATTTATCTGGATCAAAGCCTTTTAGTGTGCTGCCGGAAATAGTAAATCCATCACGGCTTTGAGCTTTGAAAATTGTAGCTCTTCTATATTTTGTGTTAAAGGCATAGAATACATCAGCACCAACAATCCGTGTAGGATCACACGATTGCATTGCATATTCTTTTGATTCATTCAAATAGTTTAACCTTGCTACTTGTTTATCTGCGGTTTTTGGTTTTTTAGTTCTAGGTTTGCGTGATCCTTTCTTTGACGCTTTATAGAGAACAATCTCATTTAAGGTATCTTCCAACGCTTTAATTCTATTACGCAATTGCGGCTTAGACAGGTATGAAAAACCTTCAACCATATCAGGACAACGTTTTTCAAATGCGTCTGTATAGTCATTCTTATGACGCTCAAGCCATTCAACAATTGGTCCTAAAAACGCAATAGGTATATTCTCACCTCGAAGAACTGATGCAATAGGAAATTTTTTAATTTTTGCTTTAACATTAGTCCACTCATCAAGCATACCTTCAAGTTCACATAATACATTTTTCCTAACCTTTTCAGTCATGATAGCATGCACATTCGGTTTTTTAGATGTAGTAACCTTTTTCTCAGAGCTATTCTTTTTAATTGACAATTCTGCTTTAGCTTCAGAAATAATCGTTTTAATATTTTCTTTAACTATTTCTGGGTATCTGCCAAACAAAGGCATTCCCATATTGTAACAGCGACAAAGTTTTCCTGTAGTATTAAAAATAGCACATGTCTTTGGCACATATTCAATAACTTTAATGTCATTATCATCATACATTTTAGAGTTGTTTTTCATAAACTCTTGCATAATTGGAATATAATCATCACGATCAAGGTAGTAATTATAAAATCCTAAACTTCGGCTAAGTTGTCTTTCACGCCTTTCTTCTGGAACGTTGTGCCACGTTGGTTCATCACCCGTAAATTTAAAATCAGGGGATGCAACCAATCCGGATTTAAGAAACTTCCTAGCTCGTTTTGTTTTCATGTCAGTATTATAACCATAAATACAGAATAAGTAAATAACAAAATTGACTAATTACTATGAAAATGCAAAATAAAGGGCCTGAATTTCTAAAAAATCAACAAATGAGGCCTTTCAGGAGCTCATACCCTGCCAATTCTCAAATGATAAAATTGCAAAGAAAAAAAAGGCTGTTCTTAACAATATTGCTAGGAACAACCTATGTTCTGTTTGTTTATGCGCTACTCAAATACGGAGATGCTATTTAATTTCTCCTCCCGCGGAGTATTGATAGTAAAAGAACACATATAGACATCAATAAAAAAGAATTGGGTTCTGGAATGGCAGTTCC